TTGTTGGTACGCAAAATATTTTTGAGAGAATCTAAGCACCTTCACATTTTCAAAGAAGCTTCTAATTTCTCAACTAATGTTGATGTGGATATGCTGGATTTGAAAAATTTTTATGAAAATGAATGTCAGCATCCGCAATCTGGTGATGAATTTAATATTGAAAAACATGGAAAAGAACCAGAATATTTTAAGAAATTGTATAATCTTTATAAAGAAGATATTAACAAAACTATATTACTGGAACATTGGCTATCTTTTAACGATAAAGATGTTTATGATACTCTATCAACTATAAAAGATAACGTTGCAGATTATAAAGAGTTTTGTCGTGTCTATTTCTTGCACAGGGCCGCGTTTGACTGGGCTCCTAAAGATTGCTTAGCAAAAGCTATAGCTAATCTTTGGAACGTTAGACTAGGTAGTTCCAGGAGAATAACTGATGGTAAGTCATGGATTTCTTTGTGGAATCCTACTATCAGCAAGTTCTTGTCTGTTGCTGGGAAAGCGCACAAAATAGTGATAACTGTCTCGTCTGTATACCTTCTTGGTTTTGTTTTACAGCAAGTTGTTAAATTTTTAAGCTCGTTGTGGTTTAATAATAATGATCCTCAATCAGGTATTGATGAAAGGTATGTTGCTAGAGAAAACTCTTCACAAAAATTTGTTCGTGGTAATAGAATTCCGTTGGCTAGAAGTCACGTTAAGAAGGAAGGTGAAAATCCACACTCATTATGGGATACTTCTTATATGATCAATAGCTTTAAAGGTTTAAATACTAATAGAGATCAATCTATCGATATAGTTAATACCGTGTTGAAGAGTAATTTCTTTGTGGTTTACTATGTAGATGAAGGTGTTAAACCGACTTATCGGAAAAAGCTTGGCCATTGTCTGAATATAAAAGGTGACATTTTCCTTATGCCGTATCATTTTATACATTTGCTGGACGTGTATATGTCTAAACCCGGAGATCCTGAGTTAAGAGAATTGCACATTACAACAACAAACAATCGTAGAAGGTTCAAGATGAAATTATTGGACTTTTTGTCGAATGTCGATGTTTCTGAAAGGTTGAGAGATCTGGACTGCTGTTTAGTGCGAACGCATCAAGAACTGAATGCAGTTGGTGTTTATAAGTATATGATTTCAAATCAATCTGCAGTTCGTAAACGTAGGGAAATCAATATTTCACTGTATTCTACAGATCAGGTCGATGGGGGAGTTCATATTTACAGTCAACACACTGTTGCTAAATTTACAACTTCAGATATTGCAGTTACTGCTGATTGGTTGATGGATGGTTCTATGTATAGTGTAAAAGACACATTGAATTATCACGCCAAAACTATGAAGGGTGATTGTGGTTCAGTAATTGTTATTGATGAACCGAATGTCGGATGTGAAATTATTGCTGGCATTCATATTGCTGGAAAAGAAGGCACTGGATTTTGCAATGTCATAACCAAAGAGGATTTGCCTGAAGTATTGAAGTTGTTAGGCTT